GAGATGTGTTTCACTGGGTAAGACAGACGAATTTGCCGCAGAGGTTATTGGCAACATTCACGATAATCCCGAATTGCTGAAAAAGGAGTGATGCATATTGACTGTGCAGGAGGTCAAGGCGGTGCTGAATGATGCACGAGAGGCAGGGAGCAAGTACCTTAATGCCAGAAATAAGCACAAAAGCTATGAGAGCAGACTTACAGACGGCAAAACAGTGCGATATAACAGCACAGGCGCAGAATATGAGCGCAACGGAAATTCCGTTGAAGAATCATATTGCGAGGTATCTGATTATGAAACCCAAGCGGACAAATGCAAAGCAGAACTTTCAAACCCGTATTGTGCGGCGGGCAGGCTCATTTACCTTGTGAAAGATGAACGGCAGCGGGAGGTGCTTAACCTGCATTATCTTTACTGCAAGTCTTGGGGACAGATTGCTGCCAAAATGGGAATCAGTGTGCGGCACGTACATAGGCTTCACGGCAAGGCTCTTGTGAAAATTTCAAAAAATGCTTGACATGTCACTATGTTTGTGCTAAAATGGGTATAGTGAATTTTTATATCCGCTTACGGTTAAAGGCTGTAAGCGGATTTTTTTATCCTATTTTTCGGCAGGTGGTGACCCGTGAATGAAAAAAATCTAATATCAAATTCCGAACGAACTCCGAGTGAACTCCGAGAAATCACTCAAAAAGGCGGCAAAGCCTCGGGGGCTGCAAGGCGGAAAAAGCGTGATATGAAAAAATGTATGGAGCTGCTGTTGTCGCTGCCTGCTTCTCAGGTGGCGGACTACCAGCTCCTTTCTGATATGGGCGTGAACTTTGATGAGCTGAGCGAGGACGAGGTCACGAATATGCTTGCGGTCAATGCGGCACTGCTCAAACAGGCTAAAATGGGCGATGTGGCTGCGGTAAAGGAGCTGCGGAGCATTATCCGTGACGACGATATGATGCGGCACAGGATCAGGTACGACAACGCCCGCCTTAAGCTTGACCGTGAAAGGTACTTCCCCTCGGCGGACGATCGGGAGGGCTTTTCTTACGGCGGTATTCCCGCAAGCATGGTGGCTCCTGCCTTTTCATCGGTGCTGTTTGACATTGCCGAGGGCGAACACTCCGAATATGTTTTCCCGGGCGGAAGAGGCTCTACCAAGTCCTCGTTTATCTCGCTGGCGGTCATCGACCTGCTGGAGAAAAACGAGGATATGCACGCCTGCATTCTCCGCCAGGTGGGTAACACTCTGAAAGATTCGGTGTATAATCAGATGCTGTGGGCGATATCTTCCCTCGGTCTTGACGATGAATATGCTGCCACAAAATCTCCGCTGGAGATAACCAAAACAAAAACGGGACAGAAGATATACTTCCGGGGGGCGGACGATGAGAACAAGATCAAGTCCATAAAAGTTCCCTTCGGGTTCATCGGCATTCTGTGGTTTGAGGAGCTTGACCAGTTCTCGGGTCCCGAGGCTGTCCGAAAGATAGAACAGTCGGTCATCAGAGGCGGCGACAGGGCTTACAAGTTCAAGTCTTTTAATCCCCCGAGATCGGCTCAGAACTGGGCAAACAAGTACATCAGGACGCCGAGGGCGGACAGGCTCGTTACCGAAAGCAATTATCTGACGGTGCCGAAAAAGTGGCTGGGCAAGCCGTTCCTCGATGATGCGGAATATCTGAAAGAGACCAATCCCACTGCGTATGAAAACGAATATCTGGGCGCTGCCAACGGCACGGGCGGAAACGTGTTCGACAATGTGGTCACACGCAAGGTCACTGACGAGGACATCAAGACCTTTGGAACGATTCTTCACGGCGTTGACTGGGGCTGGTATCCTGATCCCTTTGCGTATGTCAGGTGCGCATATCTGGCGGCGCAGCACACGCTGGTGATATATGACGAGTTCCGCTGCAATAAAAAGGGCAATGCGGAGACTGCTGCCGAGCTGAAAAAGCGTGGCGTAACGGCAAACGATATGCTAATGTGCGACAGTGCGGAGCAGAAGTCCGTTGCGGATTACCGCTCCTTTGGTCTGCTTGCCAGGGCGGCTGAAAAAGGACCCGGGTCGGTGGATTATTCCATGAAGTGGCTGCAGTCCCTACGTGAAATAGTCATTGACAACGAACGCTGCCCCGAGACTGCGGCGGAATTTCTGGAGTACGAATACGAGCGCAGCAAGGACGGCGAGATCATATCGGGATATCCCGACAGGAACAATCACAGCATTGACGCTGTGCGGTACGCCACATCGCAGATTTGGAGGAGAAGCGGAAAATGAGCATTTTATCTTGGCTGAAAGGAGCGATATGCAAATTGTTTGACACTAATGAGCTGGCTGCGAAAATGCAGACCCTGCCTGCTGACAAGGACATGACCGAGGCGGTAAGGCTGTGGGCGGAATGCTACCGCTGCACGCCGCCGTGGGCTGTGGCTGACAGCAATGTGCGCTGCCTTAATCTCCCCTACTCTGTGGCCCATGAAATGGCACGGCTGGTCACGCTGGAGCTTAACTCGGAGCTGACTGGCTCGCCGAGGGCGGATCATCTTTCCGATGCGTACAGTCATGCGGTGGCGATGTCCCCCGTGTGGGTGGAATACGCCTGTGCTCTGGGCGGCGTGTTTCTCAAGCCTTATGTATCGGGCGAAAAGATATACACCGACATCATTCAGGCGGACGCTGCGGCGGTATCGGGCTATGACGGTGACAACATCACCGAATGCGTTTTCGCTGACAGGATAGTCCGCAAGGGACGGTACTTCACCCGCCTTGAAAAGCACTCCCTGACGGGGACAAATTACACAGTGGTAAACAAGGCGTATGTGTCCGACAGCTCGGCTCAGATAGGGCGGGAGATAGCTCTCGGGGCGGTTGCTGAATGGGCGGACATTGCTCCGTCGGCAACGTTCTCTGGGATAAAGCGGCCGCTGTTTGTATATATGAAAATGCCCGGGGCAAACATCATTGACAGGCGTTCCCCGCTGGGTGTTTCGGTGTTCAATGCGGCGATCTCCACTATCGAGGAAGCGGATATGCAGTTCACAAGAGGCATATGGGAGTTTGAAGGCTCGGAGCTGGCGGTATATGCCGATGTGACGGCGGTGCAGCGTGGCGATGACGGCACGGAGACGGCTCCCAAATTCAACAGGCGGCTGATAAAGACGCTGGACTTTAACCAAGACCAGGCGTTCAATGTGTTCAGCCCTCAGATACGTGAAGAAGCTCAGAGGAACGGGCTCAACAATCTTCTTCGGCAGATAGAACGGCAGTGCGGACTTGCTTTCGGTACCCTCTCCGAGGTGCAGGACACGGACAAGACTGCCACAGAAATAAAGGCATCAAAGCAGCGGTCATATGCCACGGTATCAGCCATTCAGGCGAACGTCAGAAAGGCTCTCACGGAATTTGTGCAGGTACTTGATATGCTCTGCGACATACATGAGCTTGCCCCCAGAGGGGCGTGCGAGCAGTCATTTGACTTTGACGACAGCCTTGTTACCGACAGCGAGACCGAGCAGAAGATATGGCTCCAGGAAGTCTCTGCGGGGCTTATGTCTCCTGTGGAATACCGCATGAAGCGCTACGGTGAGACGGAGGAGCAGGCGGCGGCAATGCTCCCCGAGAGCTTTGAATAATGCTTACTCCCGACTATTTGCAGGGAGCGCCTGCGGAACTGGAGGAGCTTTTTCTCAGACTCGAGGAGGATATCATCGCCGAAATATGCCGCAGGATAGCAAAGGCGGGGTATCTTACCGACAGTGCGGAGCATCAGGTGCTGCGGCTTCGTGAGCTGGGTGCGGGAACGGAGTACATCAAGCAGAAGATATCCGAATATTCGGAGCTTTCCGATGAGACTGTTGACCGTTTGTTCTTTGACGCTGCCCAGACCTCGGACGATTTTTACCGCAAGGCGTATGCGCAGGCGAATGTCGGCTACACGCCTTATGAATACAACGACTTCTTTCAGCAGGCGGTAACTGCCAGCGTGAACCAGACCAAGGGAGAATTGCGAAACTTTACGCAATCCATGGGATTTTCCTACCGTGGGTCAAACGGTCAGGTGCGGTTTCACGGTGCGGCGGAGGCTTACAGGGACTGTCTCGACTATGCGTATATGCAGGTGATGACGGGTGCTGTAGATCACAACACGGCGGTCAGGAACGCCACGAGGCGGCTCACAGAGGGCGGTTTGCAGTTTGTGGATTATGCTTCGGGGGTAAGGTGTCACGCTGATGTGGCTGCCCGCAGGGCTGTTCTTACGGGGCTGTCGCAAATGACGGGCAAGGTCTCGGAACACAATGCGGCGGAGCTTGACACGGACATTGTGGAGGTCGATGCTCACGCAGGTGCAAGACCCGACCACGCAGAATGGCAGGGGCGGTGGTACTCGCTTTCGGGTAAGTCAAAGAAATATCCCTCTCTTGTAGAAGTGACAGGCTACGGAACGGGTGCGGGCTTAAAGGGCTGGAACTGCCGACACGATTTTTACCCTGTTATAGAGGGCATTTCCGAACCAAGTTATACGGAAGAGGAGCTTAAAAACATCGACCCGCCGCCCTTTGAATACAACGGCAAGACCTACACCTATTACGAGGCGACCCAGCGGCAGAGGGCTATGGAACGCTCCATGCGCAAGACCAAGCGAGAGATACTTGCGGCTGATGCCACGGACGATAAGGACAGGTTCACGGAAAAGTCGGTGCTTCTCAGGAGGCAGAAAGAGGAGTACGGAAGATTTTCCAAGGCTGCGGGGCTTTCGGTGAGAAACGAGAGGGCGCAGGTCGGGGGATTTGGTCACAGTCAGGCAAGCAGAAGTGCAGCCGAATACAAAAAAATGTTGACTTTAGGCAATGGAGATGCTACAATAGGCTTAAAGGTCAACAGCTTCCGAAATGCTCTTGCAAGTGGCAGTGTCAATACTTCCGTGGATACCAAAAATCAGTCCAAGCACGTAAACGGCAAGGTTTGGAAAAATCAGGTCAAGCAAGCTGTGCAGTCAGGCGGAAAAGTAACCCCCAGAAGCATACTTGCAAAGGGTCTTGACCCGCAGGATTTAATAAACAGGTATGCGGGAACGGGTGATCATTATGAATTCCGAGGCAATAACAAGTATCCCGATGAGTTTATTACTTTGCCATTTGAAGCCGGTCGTACTTACAATAAAAAAACAGGTAAATATGAGGCTACTAACAGAGTTCAGATCAAATATGATGAAAACAAAGGTGCGCACATTTTTCCTGTTTTAATGAGGTGATAATCAAGTGATAAGTTTTGAAAAATGGAGTAAAGCAGTTGATGATGCCGATGCTTTTTATAAAAAAAAGAAGGTCAGAGTGACCACAACTGACGGAACTGTATATGAGGGGATCTGTATGGGATATCACGAAGACGAGGATTCAAATGAAGTTGCCTGCTGGGCAATAGGTGTTGGAGGATATAAATTTCTGCAAGAAGATGTTGAAGAAATCGAATTTATCGACTGATTGCCTTACTTAGTAGGGCAATTTTTTATACTCACATAAGCGTTTTGCAGTTGACTGCAAGGCGCATTTTTTATGTCTGAAAGGAGGGAATAAGAGTGTTCTTTGACTTTTATAGCCATGGATTTACGGCACTGCCCGCACCTGATATCAGTGTTTATGCTGCACACTGTATCAAGCGCAAAAGGCACTCCAAGAGGCGAATGAGGCAGTATAAAAGGGGTCGAAACTGACCCGGATAAACTCCTCGAAATCGAGGGGATTAAACATTTTATATTAGGGAGGAAAAAACATGACCAAGGAATTTCTTACAAAGCTCGGAGTATCAGAGGAAAACGCAGCTCAGATACTTGCCGAAAACAAGAAGGACTGCGACGGAGTTTCCGCAAAGTTCGGGGACTACGAGGACGTGAAAAGTCAGCTCAGTGCCGCCAACAAGCAGATAGAGGAGTTCGGCAAGCTGGACTATGAGGGACTTAAAAAGACTGCCGACGACTACAAGGAAAAGCTGGCGGCGGCGCAGAAGGAAAGTGCCGCAAAGCTGGAAAAGATGCAGTTTGACCACATTCTGGAGGGCAAGCTCTCGGAGCGCAAGCCCAGAAATGCTGTTGCCGTAAAGGCACTGCTCAACATGGACGGCTTGAAGCTTGCGGGCAACGAGATAGTCGGTCTCACGGAGCAGCTGGACAAAATCGCCAAGGAAAACGACTTTCTTTTCGAGAGCAGCGAGCCTGTGCCTAAGTACATGGGCCCCACAGGCGGCGGTTCGGGCGGTCAGGCGGACGACAGCGCCGCAAGGGCTGTTATGGGGCTTCCCCCTCTCGCCACAAAGTAAGGAGGACGGCATGAACAAAGCAAGAGATGAGCCTTGTTTATCTTTGAGATGAACGAGGCTATTTTTATACACTAAAAGGAGGAATTTACATGGCAAATGCTATTGCACTTTTCAAGAAGTACATTGACCTGCTGGACGATGTTTACAAGGCTGCTTCCTGCTCTTCCGTGCTTGATATGGACGGCTCCCTTGTACAGGCAGGCGCAAACGCAAACGAGATCATTATCCCCAAGATAAGCATGGACGGTCTGGCTGACTACTCCCGCAACGGCGGCTATGTTCAGGGCAATGTGGAGATCACCAACGAGACCGTGAAGTTCAACTACGACAGAGGACGCAAGTTCAGCGTTGACGCTATGGACAACGAGGAGACTGCGGGTCTGGCGTTCGGCAAGCTGGCAAGCGAATTTATCCGCACCAAGGCTGTTCCCGAAATGGACGCTGTGCGCTTTGCCTCTTACGCCGCCATCAACGGAATCGGTTCAAAGACTGAGACAATCAGCGGTGCCGAGGCGTTCATGGATTCGGTTCGTGAGGGCGTGAACGTACTGGACGAGGCGGAAGTTCCTGCGGACGGCAGATATCTTTTCGTTACCCCCACCCTTTACAATGCGGCTCAGAGCCTTTACAGCTATGTTTCCAAATCTGTGCTTGAGGGCTTTGCGGGCATTATCAAGGTACCTCAGTCACGCTTCTGGACTGCAGTATCCCTGCTCAACGGCACATCTTCCGGCGAGGAGATAGGCGGCTTCAAGAGGGCTGAGGCAACATATGAGGTCACTGCTTCCCAGCCCGATGACTGGAGCACAAACTACAAGGATTATTACACCGTTTCCGACGGCGTTTACTCCCCTGTTACGGGCAACAGCGCTCCCGGCTGGACTGCAGGCAAATATTACAAGCAGACCTCCGCAGGCGGTGCGCCTATCAACTTTATGATAGTTCACAAGCCTGCTGTTATCCAGTTCGGCAAGCATACTGTAAGCAAGGTGATCTCCCCCGACGCTAACCCCGATGCGGACGCATACATCTTCTCCTACCGTGCTTACGGTCTCACCGATGCCTACGAAAACAAGGCTGCGGGCATTTACTGCTCTCACGCCTGACTGCTGAATTTCAGCAAAGGAGCTGAGAATGGCATACGCTGATTACAAGTTTTACAGCGAGGTTTTTCACGGCACCATGAGCGAGGCGGACTTTGCAAGATTTGCGGAGCCTGCCTCTGCTTATATTGACGCTGTTACATTCGACAGGATAACTCCCGAGCTTCTGGCGGACGAAAACATTGGCGGCAAGATACGCCGTGCCTGCTGCGCCTGCGCTGATGATATGTATTCATGCGGCAGGGCGGCAGATGTGAAGTCCGAGACCATAGGCAGCTATTCCGTGACCTACGGCGACAGGTCTCAGGCGGAAGTATCTTCGGCGAGGTACAATGCGGTGAAGATATATCTGGGAAATGTTTATGCAGGCGGCGTGAAGCTGATGTTTAGGGGGTGTGGGTGATGACGCCTATACCAAGATATCTGCTGCCCCACTATGCTGACGTTGTACGCAAAACGACGTCCGACGGCTGGGGCGGCGGTGATACCGAGACCATTACGCTGAGGTGGATACGGATAATCCCGGCACATTCTCAGGCATTTTCGCTGAATGGCGATATCCCGCAGGTAAGCGCTAAGATGTTTTATGACTGTAAGAACAGTCTGCCCGAGAATATGGAATTTAAGACAGGTGACATTATCCGCTTTATGGGGCGGGATTACGCAGTCCAAAAGGTTGAAACACATTTTGAGGACAGTGCTGAGCCGCATCATCTGGAGGTGATACTGGCGTGAATGTTGATGTACAGATAAACGGCCCTGATATGTTATTATCTGCTGACAGGGCTTTAAATCTGGCGGTAAAGGCGGTTGCCAATACTGCGCTGAGAAACTGCAATTACTACTGCAAACACGATTCCAAGGCCCTGATAAGCTCGTCCATTATCCATTCGGATATGGGCAGCGCAGAGCTGAAATGGGTCACGCCCTATGCGGAATATCAGTATTATCTGCCCAACACCAGGACTGATATCAACCCGCACGCCGCTCCCCGCTGGTGCGAGGTCGCAGAGAAGAACCACAAAGACCAATGGCAGGCTGATTTCAAGCGTGTGTATGACAGGGGGATAAGCCGATGAAAGGAAAGATATACACTGACATTGCCGAAGAGCTGAAAAGGCTGGGCGGCATTGACGAGATAGGCGTTGTATCGGCGGCAGGTCAGAGTGCGATCATCTATGCGGGCAACAAGGACATAAAGAAATATTATGACGGGAGCAAGATCCAGTCGGTAATATTTTCCGTATCCGCCATGGACACCAACGACAGGCAGGAGGCGCTTGTGGAAAAGCTCTGCGGCATTGTGGATACGCTTGCCGAATCGGAACCTGCTGTCGATGGCATATCACAGGCAAGGATAAAAATAAATTCTCTGCCCGCACCCACGATGCACAATGAACATTACTGGATATACACTGCCGGTATCGAAATTGTATTTTTTATAAAAACATGAAAGGAATGATATTATGCTGATAAAGGATATGTTTGCAAATGTCGCTACAAATCCCGATTTTGTGGGATTTATCACTACTGATCAGATGGTGCTTGCCGTTGATATTTCGGACAAGCAGAACGCTGACGTTGATGAGTTTGCGGTGGCATACATGGGATTTACTGACCGCTCCTCATCGCTCAATCCCAAAGAAAAGACAAACAGCTACTATTACCACGGTGAGAGCACCACAAAGACAGGAAACCAGAGAACCATTGAGTTTAAGGCGGACAGGTACAAGGGCGACCCCTTCCAGGACTTTGTTACCTCGTTCAAGAAGAAGTATGCAAAGGGTCAGGACGCTATTGTGAGATATGCGTATTTCAACGTACTTACAGGCGAGGGCGAGATTGGCTCCGGCTCTCTGCTCCTGAGTGATGACGGTTCAGGTGCTCCCGAGGAAAATCTTTCTATCGGCGGCAGCATCAAGAAGGCTGCGGAAGAGCCAGCCGAGCTCAAATTCCAGGGTCTGGGCGGTTATACTGCTCTTGACAGCGAACCCACTGACTGGTCAAACAAATATACAGGCTATTTCACACGCTCTAACGGTGTATTTTCTGCTGTGGAAGGCAGCTCTGCACCTGAATTTGCAAAGGGCAGGTATTACAAAAAGGACACAGCCGAGCAGGCAGCATCGCAGTCAGCTGCTGTGCAGACCGTGCAGTCTGAGCAGACAGGTCAGTATGTACAGACTGAGACAGGAAAGAAGTAAGCGAATAATGCAGGCGGTATGCGGGATGTCCCGTATGCCGCTTTTTTACGACCGTAACATGGAGGTAATATCATGGACTTTAAATTCATAGACCGCATTTGCGTTATCGAGGTAGAGGACAAAAAGTATCCTGTTGTCTTTCAGAAGCCGCTCGTTGACAGACTGGGAAGCATAAAAGACACCTTTCTGAGCCTGAAAAACGACGGAGGGGCTGATGAGGAAAAGGTGATCTCCGCTTTTGACAATGCCATTGACAGCATTCTCGGAGACGGTTCCGCCTCAAAGATATTTGCTGACAGGCTGCCGAACATCGTTGAAAGATATGCTGTACTCAAGTACATTTACGATGAGATCACTGCGTTTATGCAGAGGATAGCAGGTGAGAAAAATGTTGTTTTGCCCGAAGCCAAAGGTCATAAGCATTGACAGTATCCCAGTTCCCGTTGACCCCGATTTCCGCATAATGTGCGATTACTCGGAGGCGATGTCGGACAAGGACGCTGACAAGGCCTGTGCGCTTGCGGGGCGTTTTTACTTTGCGGGGCTGCCTGAGGGCGTTTCGGAGAAGGCTGCGGCGGACGCTATGACGGACTTCTACATTTCGGGTCTTGCGCCCGGAGCGAGGAACAAGGGGACATCTGCCATGGGGTCACATGAGCCGTCGTTTGACTTCTCGGAGGACGAGGCATATTTCTATGCGGATTTTCTCGGGCACTACGGCATTGACCTGAACACGGCAAAGCTTCACTGGTTCGATTTCTGTGCATTGTTTCGGGGTCTGCCCGATGAATGCAGGCTGAAAAGGATAATCGGTATAAGGGCCGAAAGCCTTTCGGAAATAAAGTCCTCTGCGGAAAGGTCGAGGGTGGCAAGGCTCAAACGTATTTTTGCGCTGAAAAAGAAGCAGGCGCCAAGATACAAGACGGCTGCCGAGAGGGACAGGGCTGTGCTGGACGAAATCCAGCGCATTCACAGAGAGGCTATGGAAAGAATGAGAGGTGAGGGCAGGTGACGGTTGGTGAGATAGTTTATCGTATTACAGGCGATGATTCAGGGCTTCGAGCCGCTCTGAACAACACCAAAAGCACTGCAAATCAGACTGCTCAGTCTGTTAGCGGTATTGCGGAAGCAGTAAACAGCACTGCTGAAAACGCATCTGCGACGCAAGCTGTGATGAACGGAATAGCAGCATCAGCCGAAACCGCCGCAGCTGCTGCAAGTACTGCAGCTGCGGCGGTAGAGACTACGGCACAGTCAGCGGCTATTTCACAGGAAGCATATGAAGCCGCTGTAAGCTCTCAGCAGCGTCTTTCGCAGCAGATACAGGCTACTGAAAACAAGCTTGCGGAATTAAAAGCTATGGAGGCTGATATGTCAGCTGCACGGCAGAGCGGCGATATTTCGGCGGCAGCATTTCAAAGGTATCAGCATGAGGTACAGCAAACCGCAGACAAGCTTGTCACACTTAATATTCAGAACGCTGCGGCTACTGAGCGTATTGCGCAGATGAACGCAAGCCTTGCGGCAACCGAAGCGGTATCAAACAATGCGGCAGAAGCCGTAAGCCGAATAGGAGAAAGTGCAGAAACAACAACGGAAGCCGCAAGAGATGTAACTCGTGCCACTCAGGAAGTGGGCAATGAGGCAGAATCGGCAGCAAACAAAAGCACAAAAGCCTATGAAAAAATCGGTTCGGCAGCTCAGAAGGCTCTTGGAATGATCACAAAAGCTGCTATCACTGCTTCGGCTGCTGCATCTGCTGCGGTAGGCGCCCTGGCAAAAGAAGCTATCGCAAGTTTCGGCGATTATGAGCAGCTTGCCGGCGGTGCGCAGCTGATGTTCGGCGAGGCGTATGATTACATTGCCGAAAAGGCTAAGACTGCTTTTAAGGACGTACAGATGTCCCAGAACGATTACCTTGAACAGGTAAACGGCTTTGCCATTGGCTTAAAAAACGCTATGGGCGGCGATGAGATAGGTGCGGCAAAGCTTGCCGACAGGATAGTTGCTGCCGAGGCGGACATTGTGGCTGCTACGGGCAACACTGCGGAGAATGTTCAGAACGCTTTCAACGGCATTATGAAAAGCAACTATACCATGCTCGACAATTTGCAGATAGGTATCACCCCCACGAAAGAGGGCTTTGCAGAGCTTATCGACAAGGTAAATGCGTACAAAAAGGCCCACGGCGAGGCAACGGAATACACCATTGACAACCTTGCTGACTGCCAGAACGCTCTTGTTGACTACATTGAGATGCAAGGGCTTTCGGGATATGCTCAGGCTGAGGGTGCCGATACGCTGCAGGGCTCTATGGCAAGCATGACAGCTGCATGGCAGAATATGCTAACAGGAATGGCGGACCCCACGCAGGATTTTGACAGGCTCGTATCTGACCTTATTGACAGCGTTCTGAACGTATCCGACAATCTTATGCCCCGCATTATGGCGGTACTGCCGCAGATGGCGACGGGCATTGCCGAACTTGCGGAGGGCATTCTGCCCTTGATACCGCAGACACTTGAAGATATGCTCCCCGATGTTATAAGCGGCGCAAACAGTCTTATTGCGGCTCTGCTTGACACGCTTTCTTCCATTGCTGACACGGCTATACCTATTGTAACAGATAATGCGGACGAGATAATCGACACGCTGCTGTCGGGGCTTATATCCGCATTGCCCAGGGTCGCAGGCTCGGCGGCTGACCTTTGCACGGCGCTTATCACGGCTATACTTTCCAACGCCGATATTATAACGCAGGGTGCTGTGGACATTATAACGGCTCTTGCAAAGGGCATTTCCGACAATCTGGACACGCTTATACCCGCTGTTGTAAATGCGGTGCTGACCATCACGGAAACGCTGATAAATAACACTGACAAGCTTATTTCGGCTGCCGAGGACATAATCATAGGTCTTGCTGACGGTCTGATAAATTCCCTGCCGATACTACTGGCAAAGGCTCCGCAGATACTCATGGAGCTGAACACTGCTCTTGTCAGTGCCATTCCCGACATCATTGAGTTTGCGCTTGACCTGTGTGACCATATCGCAGACAATATCATAAACTACGACTGGGAAAGCGTAGGAGCCGATATGTATAAAAATATGCAGGAGGCTCTCAGCAATGCGCTCAGCGGTGACAGTAATGCAGTGGAAAAGGCTGCGCAGGCACAGGCGGAGCGCATAAAACGCTACGACGGTCTTGCGCAGGAACAGCTTGACAAAATGATAGCGGACAACACCCGAAAGCTGGGCGAATGGAACGATTCGTTCCTTACAGCTCAGGAAAACGGTTCGTTTGATTATGATCTGCTGCCAAAGTGGATGCAGACAGAAATGGATATGTCGGGCGAGACGAGCGTTGAAAAGTATCTGAGCAGCAGCCTCACAGCGGTAGATGCGACCATTGATGACCTGACCGAAGCAAGGAAAAAAGCCGTTTCCGAAATTGAAAAGACAAACGGTGATATTGCGGGCGCCCTTGACGGCACTGCCGATGTGGAAGGCAGCGGAGCTGACAGTATGCCCGATGCAGGCGTTGACGGCGTGGTAGATAAGTCGGAAATGCTTGATGCGGCGCTCAAGGAGCTGGAGGACAAATATGCTGTCCACAAGGTCACGGAAGAGGAATACTGGGCAGGCAGGAAAGCCGCATTAGAGCAGTACCGCAATGAGGAAGATGCGGAGTGGTGGAAGCTTTATGACAAGGTGACGGAGCATTATGACAAGCTTGCGAACACCGAGGCAAAGGCGGCTGAAAAGGCTGCAAAAGAAGCGGGGCAGGCTAAAAAGGACGCTGAAAACGCCCTGAAAACTTCCGTCGAGGACAAGTTTCGTGAGCTGGAGACCGAACAGCTGGAAAAGGGCTATGACGACAGCTGGCTGCTGGAGCAGGAGAGGGCATTTATTGAGACCCTTGACCACAATTCTGAGGTGTACAAGGACTATAACCTTAAGCTTCTGAAAGAGCAGAAAAGCACCGACGATAAGGCAGCGAAAGAGGCTGAAACCGCTGCCAAAAAGCAGCGGGACACTCTTGAAAAAGCCTACGACAGTATTGTAAAATCCCGTGACAGTCTGGCGGGCAGTCTGAAAGGCAGCAGTGGCGATATCTTCAACAGCTCTGAGGAAACGGACAAGCGGACGGGGGCTAAAACCAAGTCAAACAAGATAGACCTTAGCGGATTTGAGAAAAAGCTGGCTGCCAAGAAAAAGCTGACATCAAAAATCGCCGAGCTGTATGAAAAGAATGTGCCTGACAGCCTTATAAACGAACTGCTCAAACAAGACCCGGAGGCGGCGCTGGACTATGCAACGCAGCTGCTGAAAGACCCCAAGAAGCTTTCGAAAATCAAGTCTTTGTACAAGGACGATGGGGGCGTAAAAGCTG